CTTGGTATTCGTATGAACCCCTTGTCTGCCCGGTCTTAACTCTTGAATTTCTTTGGGCTTGTGACTGTACTTCTCCGGCAGCTTCGTTCAGAAACGCTATTGCTGCGCTTTCCAGTACACCCTTGACCTCAATTCTGTTGTCCTCAAACGTAACTGCCATATCATTGACCCCCCACATATCTAAGATAGATTTCAAGGTGTCTGTTCATGTTCATGGGGTTATCAATCAACAGAATTTCATACACCAAACCTTCAATGACCATCCTTGCATTCTCGCTTGTTACGTCAACAGGCTTATCCTGTTTGTTTCTGTTGACTACACCGCTGATCAGGCTGAACGGATTCCACACCCATTCAGTAGAAAGGTTTTTCAGGCTCTTACAATCGCAAAGGAAAATATGCGTACTTTCCTGAATCTTTGCGTTATAGGTCAGCCGCTTAGAATCACCTGTTGAAAGGTCTAACCATCCAAGCAGTGACACACAATCACACCACTTTGATTCACTCGCACCTATGCCATTCTTGACCCCTGCACCCTTCACCTGTAATAATGCTTGGGTATTGCCGCCAATGCTCATATAATTAAAATCTCGCCTTTATATAAGGCTTCAAGAAACCAAGCAGGGCAACAGGATAGCCCATCACTTGATTGTTCACATCCAAATTGAAATACGTCACGCTGTGCCTTGACAATGTTTCTGACTGAATGCCTACCTTGTCCCGGTTGCTGATCTCCCATTTCATCAGGTCAATGACCCCGGCTTTTATATCAGCCGGGTATTCAACCTTGGTCACCAGATTATCAGAATAACGGTACATATCCCGGTCAACCCTGATAAAGTCAGCACCTATTTCCGTGATGGTGTACAGTCCATTATTTACATTTGACTGTGATACTTGGACTGTATCACCCACTTTCAGGAAGTCAGACACACCAAGCAGCCGATCACCAAGGCTTGATGCCGTAAATCTCACATAGCGGTTCTGGAAGTTGTTGTTGGTGTATGCTCTGATTGACAGTTCAATAGCGTCAAGTTTGTCTTTCATAGCTGATTCAGACTGCCCGGAAAATTCAGGCAGTGCCATCAGCTTATCAACGGAAACTATCATCAGAACACCTCATTTCTTACGCTGTCGGGGTAGACTTCACAACGGACTTGATCACACCCATCTTGACGTTCTTCTGGTTGTACTTCAAAGCCCAGTTTGCAGATGCACCAAGTTCAGCCTTTGTCGGGGATTCCTTAGCAATGTTGTCAACTGCCAGTGACAGACCGTTCGGATGAAGCACCTTGCCCTGCTTGGTATAGAATTTTTCAATACCTGCCGATGCTTCCGGGTCATAGTCCGTGGTGTACTGCTTCTCATAGTTCTTCTTGTCGCAAGACAGGAATGCACCTTCACCAAACAGATAGGTGCTGTAAACACCGTCAGCAACAGTGAAGTTATCCGTAACCAGAACGTGCTTGCCTGCGATAGTCGGCAGCGTGATTTCTTTCTGAATCACACCGTTGACCACATACTTGTCATAGTCAACCAGTTCCAACTTCTTGTACTCTTTGAAGATCATAGAGTGCATAACAAGCAGACCAAGACCGCCTGCCATGTCACCAAGTGCAGCCTGTTCTGCATCGTAGATTGTACCGGCTTCAATAGACTTGCTTTCAGATGCCAGATCAAGAACGTGACCGGACAAAGCAGAAACCGCAAGAACAGCCTGTGCAATGTTCATCAGTTCAGATTCCCACACCTGACCATAGTAGCCTGCAATCTTGTTTCTGATCAGGGTCATAGGGTCAGCCCCGGTCAGTTCCTTGGTGAAGTCCTTTGCCTGAAATGCTTTCATTCTCTGAATCAGCATACAGGTCTGCTTGTCACCGCTGATCTCAACAGGCTTGTTGTCGGTCAGACCATCGTTGTTCAGGGCTTCCATGCCGTCCTCATATGCGTCAAGTGGCTTGTAAATCGGGATGGTTGCCACGTTACCCTTATCACCGATCAGATTCATGATAGAAGAATCCTGCTGCACAATGCCGGATGCAATGATTGGTGTTTTCCAATAGTCCGCTTCCTGCATCATGCCCGTGAATACTTCTTCATCAAACTCAAAACCGCCAAAATTACCAGTTCTAGCCATTATTTTTCACCTTTACCTTTCTTAGTTCGATAATTTCCCGAATAATTCCGGGTTGTCTTTTTTAAGCTGCAACCGCTCATTGTAGCCCATTGCAGCAAACTGTTCTTTGGTGACAGTCTTTTCATTGCCGTCACCGCCCGGCAGATTGTTTTCAAAAACCTTTCTGCCATTGTTGCCGCCCTGCTGATTGGATGCCCCGAACATGGTAGGAAGCTGTGTTTTCAGCCCTGAAATAAGGTCTGCTTCACCCTTGATCTTGCCATCCTCACCAAGTTTGATTTCACCCTTTTCCTTTGCCTTGAAAACCAGATAGTCCACATCAACCGCCCCGGCTGCGACCAAGGCAAATTTCAGTGCATTTTCCGTTTTCAGGGTTTCGTTCTCGGCTTTCAGTTTGGTGATCTCCGTTTCATAGTCGGTGATCTTCTGCTGCAAACCTGCATCTTTCCCGGCTGTCTTTTTCAGTTCTTCAATCAGACCGTTTGCCTTGTCCAGTTCTGCACCCTTTCCTGCAAGGTCTGTTTCAAGGCTTGTGTATTTATCCTTAGAAACATAGCCCCCGTCAGTCAGGTTCACCAGTTTCAGCAGCTTGTCTTTGTTGGCTTCGTTGCCGTTGTAAGCGTTCACTTTCTCGGTGAACTGCTTGAACACATCGTCACCCAAAATGTCCTTCAAAAATTCCATGTTCTTTCATCCTTTCTTTCCTGCCATGTTTTTATATGCGGTGTCACCGCCGACAGACAACAGTTTATATCCCATGTTGCAAGGGTTATTTCAGCAGCAGTTTAAGCGTCATAAGCCTTTTTCGGACAATACAAAAACAGCACCCTTGTTCAGAGTGCTGTCTTTTTACTATTTGACCCATAGTTAGGAGATAAAGCAGATCACCGTTCCTTTCTACAATGCAGACTTCTGTGACAATGCTTTTCACCCCTTTCCTGACTTCATATAAGCCCCATATAGCCATTAAAAAAGCAACGGTGCATAAATTATCAACCGTTGCTTTAATAGTCCGCTTCGTCCTCATATGTGGGCGGTTCAGCCTTTGTATCTGTGTCAATGCAAAGTTCAATGTGATCAATGATTTCTTCATTGCTACTGTTGCCAGAAATACACAACGGGTAATTCGTTCCAAAGTGTTCATAATACTTTTCTAAAGCTGCATCTAACTTTTTCATTTCTGTACCACTCCTATCATTTCTTGAAATATTTTATATGATTCCGGGAAATACTTCTGAATCTGTTCCAGTGATTCAGGATTGTTCACCGCTGCACTGTACATTTCGGCAAATCCTTCTTTTCCATTGTCCCGGTTGTTCCAATAACTGCTACCATGACCAACACCAAACGGATATGCACATGAACCGGGCATAACAGGTTCAAACATATCTGAAATGTCAGAACGCTGCATCAACGTCAGTTCTTCTTTGATGTAAGTGCAAAAATCCTTTTTTGTCTGATCTGTTATGGTTGGGGAATCAAGCAGGTTATCAATATAGCCGTCTCGTTCGCTCACATCCAACAGACCACGTTTTATCAAACTGTCAACCTTAGATTCTACCGTTTCCCGGTCAACCTGTGATTTTGCAAATTCTTCAATAGCCTTGTTCGCTTCTTCTTTCAGGGTTTTCCCGAAAACACCGTCTTTGTATGTCTCTGAAAAGGCTTTCGTTGTATCACCATTACCAAATTCACGGTTTAGAATGTAATCTGCATTGTGACCGTATTCATGGAATACAACCTGATACGGTGTTTGGTAATCTGAACCTTTCGCTGCACTGGAAATGTTCAGCTTCACACCATCAGCAGATGCAGAATAATATGCCTTGCTTCCTCTGTACTTCGGGTCAATAGCGTGAAAATCATCAGCGCAATAGTTCCACACCGCCCTAATTTCCTGCGGTGCATCTTCCAATTCTTTAGTGATAGCTGCTGAATGCTTCTTTCCATAAGCATCTTCCAATTCACCTAATTTTATGCCTTCCAAGTCCATTGTATCAGCACCGTCAGGAAGATGCAAATACTTATCCTTAAATTCATCAAAATCACTGGTCTTGTCCAGTCCAAAATATGCAGCACGTTCTTCAAGGGTTGCAAGTTCGTCCTGATCTAAAGCCCACTTTGCACGTTGCAGTATGCAGCAGCGGCAATTACAATCTTCTGACGGGTCACCAAAACCGCCCGGATAAGGTGCAGTCATGCCGTTGACCTCAAAATCTTCGTCCACTTCCCTGATCTGACCGTCAAGTTGCTGATGTGTTTCCCGTGTAGCATCGTCCAATGTGGCACACCACTGTTTGACCACTTCTGCACCGCTATCCTTTGCCGCCACCTGTGCGTCAAGGGCTGATTTCTGCTGAATGCGGTGACCCTCTGTTCTGGAAATGCGGATTGCATTATTGTATGCCCGGTTGAAGGGGCTGTTCATGCCGTTTGCAATATGCCCGGCTATTTCATTCCAACTTGACCCGTTGGAAATGCCCCTTGACAGTTCAGCCCTGATTGAACGCTTTAAATAGTCCGTATCTTCACCTAACCGGGAATACAGACCCTTGGAAATCTTGCTGTCAGTCTGAATTGCCTGTGCAACCTGCTTCTGGTTAATCGGGGAAACAATCGGGATGCCCTGTTGATGCAGGTCATACATTGCCCCAGTATAGCCGTTATAGTAGGACTGCTGCAAGTAGTCAGCAACCGTTGTGAACTGCTGACCTGACAAATTATCAATAATTCCGTCAAGCTGCTTTTTGATTGCTTCCTGATACTGCTTCTGATAGATGATGGATTGCAGATTTTCAAGGTCAGTCCGGCTTGACAAGTCCCTGATCTTCTGTTCACAATCCTTTCTTGCCTGACTGTACACCTGTTTCAGTTCCCGGATGGTCTTGCTTTCATCGTCCAACTGTGTCTGCTGCACTTCTTTTTGTGCCTTATTCATCTACTTCACCACCTGCACCACCTGAATCATCGTCAGGAACAATGTTGTTCAAAGCATCCTGAACCTGTTCAGTGTTCTTTTCTTCATCATCAGGCAGTTTTTCCTTGATTTCCTCATAGTCAATATCAAGGATTTCACAAATAGCCTGAATAACGGTGTCCTGATCAAGCACGTTTGCCAGTGAAAGCAGGGTGTTGATCTCGGTCTGTTTCCTTTGGGCTTCTGTCAATTCGTTCTGTGCGTTTTCCTGCTCATTACTCATGACCTCATGGGTGAACTCAAAATAAACATCTTCAATCTGATAGTCCGTGCCGTTCTGCTCATTGATTTCATCAATCACAACCCGGATGATCTTGCGTAAAAACCGCTTGATGTTCCGTTCCAGATGATTGCAGCGCAAGTCAAGCAGTGAATAAGCTGCCTTGATTGCAATGTTGGTTGTGGCACTGGTATCTTTCAGCCCGGAAAGGTTCAAGCCCATTCCGAACCTGTAAATGTTCTTTTCATCCAGTTCCAACTTCGCCTGACGTGCAGCATACGGCACATCAATCGTGTGAACCTCAATGCCACCGTCCGAACCAACACCAACTATCTTCTTGGTTTTCAGATTCTGTTGCAATTCATCCAGATTGTCACCTTCAAAGCCCTTGACCACATGAATAGGGGTGTCAAAATCAATCAGGTTATTGGAAAGACTGGAAGCCATCAGGTCATAATCATCTATCAGTTCCTTGATAGCTTTCAGGTTTGAAAACTGCTTCTTGTTGTTGTCAAGCCTGAAAAACGGGATGAATCCAAGTGTTTCATAATAGGTCTTATCATCCCCGTCAATCTGGTAAAGAATATGGGGTCTTGGGTTGCAGTCAACTGTCAGGTCTTTTTCAATCTCCCCATCTTCCTTCTGCACATAGTAGGCAACCTGTTCATCGTCCCAGTCCATGATCTTCTTGATACGGTTGCCGTCCTTGTCAATGCGGTCAATATACCAGTAGATCACATGGTCTTTCTTATCGTCAGCAAACCGGGCTTCTACTTCTACCACACCGATACTGTCAGCGCAAGTGAATTTCAGCTTGTCATTGCAGTCTTTCATTGCGTACATATAGGAAAAACCCTTTGTCTGACAGTCCGTGATCACTTCTGATAATTCGTCAATGAAATCATCATTGTTGTTGAACCGTGCGTCAAGTTCTTCCTGCAATTCAGGAATATCAGAAAGCACAAATTCATCACCGCCTGAAAGCGTGTACTGTGTAGCCTGTTCGGTCAGTTCCTTAAAAAATGGATGCGGTATTTTCACGTTTGACCGGGTCTTATCTTCCACAAGCTGACCGTCAGAATTGTAGTAGAATAACCGATACTGTTTTATATCGTGATCACCGTCAAAATACCGATCACCAACACGGGCAAATTTCTTTTTCATGCTTGCGTTATCTTCTTCGAT